CCAAAGAGGGGGAGCGGCCCCGGGCGCGCTCGGTCATGTCCATCGACGAACTGGTGGAACGCTTCGAGCCCATCGACGACGGCACCGGGAAATACGTTTTCGACCGATGGACCCGCAAGGTGGCCAACAAGGACCAGATGATCGCCCTGCTGCCCGCCGGCGGCCGGGCCGACGACATCAAGCGGCATCCCGTCTGGCAATACAGGGGCGCCGTCTATTTGGACGAGATCGGCTTCGACCCCACGGGCAAGGACCAGGCCGTCCGCCTCAACACCTGGCGCGGCTGGCCCCTCACGCCCAAGGCCGGCGACTGCCAATCCCTGCTCGACCTGCTGGAATACCTGTGCAGCGCCGAAGCCAACCGCGCCGAACTGTTCCAGTGGGTGCTGCGCTGGATGGCCTACCCGCTGCAGCACCCGGGCGCCAAGATGTCCAGCGCCCTCATCGTGCACGGCCCCCAGGGCACCGGCAAAAGCACCGTCTTCCAGACCCTGGCCAAGATCTACGGCGACTACGCCACCGTCCTCAATCAGCGCGGCCTGGAAGACAAGTTCAACGCCGACTGGGTGGATTCCAAGTTGTTCATCCTGGCCGAGGAAGTGGTGACCAGGGCCGAAATGTGGCACATCAAGAACGAACTGAAGGAACTCATCACCGGCGAATGGATACGGGTCAACCCCAAGAACGTCGCCGCCTACCGCCAGCGCAACCAGGTCAACGCCGTGTTCTTGAGCAACGAGAACCAGCCGCTGCCCCTGGACAACGACGACCGCCGCCACTGCGTGGTCTACACCCCGGACGCCCTGCCCGAGGCCATCTACGACGCCGTCTTCCTCGAGCTGGAAAACGGCGGCGTCGAAGCCTTCTATCACTACCTCATGGAACTGGACCTGGGCGACTTCCACCCCAAGAAGCGACCGCCCAGCACGCAAGCCAAGCTTTCCTTGATCGCGCTTTCCAAGCCAAGTGAATATCGCTTCATCGACGACTGGCTCGACGGCCAGACCGGCTATCCCATCTGCCCCTGCCTGGCCATCGACCTGTATGCCGCCTACCTTAAATGGTGCCGCAGCAACGGCGAACCCCGGCCGCGCCCTTCCAACCAGTTCCACGGCGCCGTCGCACGGCTGAAAGGCTGGGAGAAGAAGAAGGCCCGGGTGTACGAAAACACCCACTACAGCGGCACCAGCGTCCCCAAGGTGCTGGTCATCCCTCCCAACAGCGTCCTTGAGGCCGCCAAGACCGCCCAGCCCCCGGACAAATCCGGCGCCGAATGGCTCACCGACAGCGTATTCGCCTTCCAGCAGGGCGCGCCGGAAAGCGAGGGAGGCCGATGGGCGGCATGAAACACCCCCATGGCGCCCCATCTGTTCCGGGCCTGTTCCGGGTCTGTTCCGGGTTGCGGGAACAGCCTAAGTGCTTGAATTGGAAAGCTTTTTCCGCCCTGTTCCGGGTGTTCAGGGTTATCCGCGCGCGTCACGCGCGAGCACGCACTCATTCACGCGCGCGCACGCACAACATCTCTCTCCCGCGCGCAAGCGGGGGGAACACCAGGAACACCCGGAACGCCCTACAACCATGCGGTATTCCGCGTTCCGGGTACCCGGAACAGACCCGGAACAGGGAAAGGAGACGTAGATCATGACATGCAGAACAGAAAGCGAAGAAGCATGGGACTACTACATGCGCCATGTGGGGGAGCCGGAGGCTTATGACGCACTTCGCAAAGTACTGAATCTGGAGCGGAGTTTCAAAGCCCGGCATGAGCCGTCAGGAGACAGGGTGGGGAAAATGTTTGAAGCCGGAGCGGCAATCTATGCCGAGCGCTTCGGGAATGAGTGGGTGCCGTTTTGACCGATATCGCGGAATCCTGAAGCCATGCTTGACCTCAACCGCGTCCGCGCCGACTTCGCCGATTTTCTGGCCGATCACGCCGGCACCCGGCACAGCCTGGACGCCGCGCTGATGCACGTGGTGGAGCGGGCCTATCAGCAGGGCCTGGACGATGCCGTCCTGGTGCCGGTGGCGGTATCCGCGCCCATCGCGGATATCGACTTCGAGGTGGCGGCGTGAACGTGGCCGGCAAGCGCGTCACCCAGGCCGAATTCGCCCGCCTGTGCGGCGTCAACCGCAGCACGGTCAACCGCTGGCTGAAGAACGCCCGCATCGAAGCCGACGCCCACGGCCTGATCGACCCGGAAGCCGCGCACAAGATGCGTGACCTCACGGAAAGCCCCATGCCGCATCACCAGGCGCGCAAGGCGCAATTTGACGAGGGGAGGGAATGGGTAAGCCAGGGCGGGGCGGAAAAAATCAGCCAGATCGGTGAAACGGGGGCGGACTCCGACGCCACCCTTGGCAAGGAAGAAGTCGCCCACCGTCGCAACGTGGCGGTGATGCTGGAACGGGAATGGACGGCGAGGCAAAAGGAGATCGAGGCCCGCCGCGCCGCTGGCGAGTTGTATGAAAAGGAAAAGGTTCGGGATGCCTGGCGTTCTGCTTTCATCGTCCTGCGCTCGACAATGGAATCCGTGCCGGATCGCGCCTCGTCGGAATTGGCCGCCCGCCGGGGGGATGTGGCAGCCATTCACCACGACCTGGCCGGGGTGATCGCGGACGCCCTGCGCGAGTGCGCCGACGCCTTCGCGCGGAAACTGGACGGGATAAACTGATGCGCGCGGAACTCTCCTTCAGCGAACCCCTGCGTGAGATCCTGCTGGACGGAAAGCGCGATCTTGCGCCCCGTCCCCTCACCACCGTCTCCCAATGGGCCGACCGCTACCGCGTCCTCACTTCCAAGTCCTCCGGCGAGCCGGGCGGCTGGCGCACCGAGCGGGTGCCGTTCGCGCGGGAGCCCATGGATTGTTTGAGCGCCTCCAGCCCGGTGCAGCGCATCGTGTTGATGTTCGCGGCACAGATGACCAAGACCGAGATGGGCCTCAACTGGATCGGCTACGTCATGCAGCACGCCCCGGCGCCCATGCTGGTGGTGCTGCCCACCCTGGAGGTGCGCAAGCGCTGGGTGCGGCAGCGTCTGGACCCGCTGCTGAACGAGACGCCCATCATCCGCGAGCTGTTCGACGCGCGCGCCAAGCGCGACGCCGGCAACGCCGAGGACCTCAAGGACTTTCCCGGCGGCATGCTGGTGATCGGCGGCGCCAACTCGCCCGCCTCCCTGGCCTCCATGCCGATCCGGTACGTGCTGTGCGACGAGGTGGACCGCTTCCCCTGGGAAGTCGGCCAGGAAGGCGACCCCCTTGGCCTCATCGACGAGCGCACCAAGACCTTCCCGCGCCGGAAGGTCATGCTGGTGTCCACGCCCACGGTCAAGGGCGCCAGCCGCATCGAGGGCGAGTATGCGAAAAGCGATCAGCGCGAGTACCACGTGCCCTGTCCTCACTGCGACGAGTTGCAGGTGCTGCGCTTCCGCCACCCGGACGGGCGCTATGGCCTGATCCACAACGCCACCAGCGGCGAGGTCTATTACGCCTGCATCCACTGCGGCGAGCGCATCGACGAGCACCACAAGCCCGACATGCTGGCCCGGGGCCGCTGGATACCGCGCAACCCGGCCAGCCCGGTGCGCGGCTACTGGATCAACGGCCTGTACTCCCCCATCGGCCTGGGCTTCACCTGGCGCGAGATCTGGCGCCAATGGGAAGACGCCCACGGCGACACCGCCAACCTCAAGCGCTTCATCAACACCACCCTGGGCGAGACCTGGGAGGAAGCCGGCGACAGCATCGAGGACATGGCCCTCATCGCCCGCCTGGAGGACTACCCCGAGACCCTGCCCGCCAGCCTCGTCACCGCCGGGGTGGACGTGCAGAAGGACCGCCTGGAAGCCTCCATCGTCGCCTGGGGCGTGGGCGAGGAAGCCTGGCTGGTGGATCACCTCATCCTGCCCGGCGACACCGCCCGCCCGGAAGTGTGGGAAGACCTGGCCGACGACCTCACCGCCGCCGGCGTGCAGTTGGCCGCCATCGACTCCGGCTACAACACCAGCATGGCCTACGCCTTCACGGAAAAACGCCGCTGGGCCGTGGCCGTCAAGGGCGTCACCGGCATGGGCCGGCCCCTCATCGAGGACGAGAAGCGCCGCCGCCAGCGCCTGCGCAACCGGCGCAAGAAGGCCGTGCAGGTGGAGCCCCTCGGCGTGGATCAAGGCAAGGCCCTGGTGTACTCGCGGCTCAAGCTCACCCAGCCCGGCCCCGGCTACGTGCACTTCCCGCGCGACCCGGCCTTCGACGACGAATACTTCGCCCAGCTCGCCGCCGAGAAGCTGGTCACCAAGGTGCGCGGCACCCGCCCCATCCAGGAATGGGTGCAGACCCGCCCGCGCAACGAGGCCCTGGACTGCCTGCTCTACGCCCTGGCCGCCCTGCGCCTGTCCGGAAAGACCCCAACCGCGCCCGCCCCGTCTGCGCCCGCCGATGCGCCGCCGCCCGCCCACCCCAGCCGCATCCGCCGCTTCGGCCGCATTGGAGGCATCTCGTGACCGCAACAAAGGAGTTCGACGACATGATCGAAGAAATCATCCACCGGCTGCGCGCCGAGGGCGTGCAGATCGACGACATCCAGAAACTGCGCGTAGCCGTGGGCTTCCGCCAGGATCACGCCGGCGAACGCCTCACCATCAACGCCCTGCCCAAGCAACGCGGTCTGCTGCGGCTCATGGAGCTGGGTACGGTCGGCAGTACCCGCGAGATCGCCGAACGCACCGGGTTGTCCATCCGCACCGTGCAGCGCCTGGTGCGCCGGTAACGTCATTTTTTGCCAGCGCGTGTCGCGGGTGGCGGCCATCCTCTGACTATCCCGTCCGAGGACCGCCATGCCCGCCGACATCCCTGAAAACGAGCCGACCGCCCTGCGCGCCGGCGACACCTGGAAGTGGACGCGGTCCCTGGCGGACTGGCCGGCCACGTCCTGGACCCTGAAATATCGCGCCAAGAACGCCGCCGGCGGCTTCGAGATCGTCGCCACGGCCTCCGGCTACGATCACGCCGTCACGGTGGCCGCCGCCACCACGGCCGCCATCGCCGCCGGCGATTATTCCTGGATCGCCTGGGTGGAAGGCGGATCGTCGGAGAAATACACCGTCGATTCCGGCACCTGGACGGTGCAGGCCGAATACCGCGCCGGCCTGGCCAGCGTCGCCCTGGACGACCGGGGCCACGCCCGCAAGGTGCTCGACGCCATCGAAGGCTGGCTGGAAGGCAACGACCTGGCCGCCGCCGAATTCACCCTGGGCGACCGGCGCATCAAGAACATCCCCATCCCCGAGTTGTTGAAGCTGCGCCAGCGCTACCTGCAGGAAGTGTCCACCGAGGATGCCCGCGCCGCCCTGGAACGCGGCGAGGGCGTGGGCCGCCGCATCCAGTTCAGGATCTGACATGGGTTTCCTCGACTTCTTCCGCCGCCGCCCGGCAAAAGCCGACGCCAAGCGCGACGCCTACGCGGCCACCTACGGTAACGGCAGCCCCGGCGGCTTCGCCGGCGCCGCCGTCAACCGCCTGACCGCCAGCATGGCCACCTGGTCCGGCGCCCTCAATGCCGACCTGGACGGCTCCCTGGTGGTGCTGCGCGCCCGCGCCCGCCAGCTTGCCGCCAACAACGCCCATGGCCGGCGCTTCCTGACCCTGGTGGCCACCAACGTGGTGGGCGGCGAAGGCATGCCGCGCCTTCAGGTGCGCGCCATGAAGGACCAGCGCAACCCGGACAAGCCAACCGTGCTGGACAAGGCCGCCAACGACGCCATCGAGATCCACTGGGCCCTGTGGGGCCAGACCGCCGACCTGGCCGGGCGCCAGACCTGGACCATGATGCTGCGCATGATCGCCAAGACCGTGGCCCGGGACGGTGAGGCCCTGGTCCGCCTGGTGCGCCGCCGGGACCTGCCCTACGGCCTGGCCCTGCAACTGCTGGACATCGACCGCCTGGACGAAGGCTTGAACCGCGCCGCCACCAACGGTGGCAACGCCATCCGCCAGGGCGTGGAACTGGATTCCACCGGCCGCGCCGTGGCCTATTGGGTGCGCACCGCCCACCCCGGCGAAGCCTACGCCGTCGCCGGCGCCGCCCAATACGAGCGCATCCCGGCCGGCGACCTGGTGCACGTCTTCCTGCCCGAGCGCCCCGAACAGGTGCGCGGCTATCCCTGGTTCCACGCCGTGCTGCTCGATACGCAGCAACTCGGCAAGTTCCGCGAGGCCGCCGTCATCGCCGCCCGGGTCGGCGCCTCCAAGATCGCGGCCCTGCAGCGCAGCGAAGACAGTCTGGACCAGACCGCCCTCATGGCCGACAGCGCCAGCGGCGGCGCCGGAAGTGGCGTAATGGGCATGAACGTCGAGGCCGGCGAGATGTTCGAGCTACCGCCCGGCTACACCCTCAACTCCTGGGACCCGGAATACCCCCACGCCAACTTCGACAGCTTCGTGAAGTCCTGCATGCGCGGCATCGCCGCCGGCCTGGACGTGGCCGCCCACAACCTCACCGGCGACATGACCGACGTGAACTACAGTTCCGCGCGCATCGCCGAACTCGCCGAACGCGAGCAATGGACCGCCCTGCAGGATTGGCTGATCGCCAACCTGGTGCGCCCGGTGTTCCGCGAATGGCTGTCCATCGCCCTGCTGCGCGGCGACGTGATGTTTCCCGTCTCCGGCAAGGCACTGCCCTTCGACAAATACGCCAAGTTCGCCGCCGCCAGCCACTTCCAGGGCCGGCGCTGGGCCTGGGTGGACCCGAAGAACGAAGTCGAATCGGCCCAGCTCCTCATCGAAAACGGCCTCGCCAGCCGCACCGAGATCGCCGCCGCCAAGGGCCGCGACTTCGACGACATCCTGGCCGAACTGGAACAGGAGAAGAAGCAGATGGCCGACGCCGGACTGGGCCAGCCAGAAGCCGAGCCCTCGCCGGAGGACCAGGCCGCCCGGATGGCCGTCGCCGCGCGACTGTTCGGCCAGGAACGGGACGCGCCCGCCGCCCCCTCCGTCCAGGTCAACGTCGCGCCCCAGCACATCACCTTCAATCAGGCCGAAGTGCGCGTCGACGTGCAACCCCAGGATGTCACCATCGCCCAGCCCGCCATCCACAACGAGATCCGCGTCGAGCCCACCCCCATCCACATCGCCGCCCCCGAGATCCGCAACGAGATCACCGTCGAGCCAACCCCGGTCACCCTGGAAGCCAATATCGACATGCCCCCCACCCAGGTCCAGGTCCAGCTCCCGGCCCGCCGCACCGAGACCCTGGTGGAACGCGACGCCGCCGGCAACATCGCCCGCGCCACCCAGGTGGAACAGGACTTGTAAACATGCTGCTCGAACTCAAGCGCATCGCCAGCCGCCCGGACGGCACCTTCGGCGTGCTGCTGGCCGAAGGCCGACCATTCGCCCTCACCCTGGAACGCCCCTGGCGCGACAACCGTCGCGGCGAGAGCTGCATCCCCACCGGCCAATACCTGTGCACCCGCGTGCGCTCGCCAAAATTCGGGCCGACCTGGGAGGTGCGCAACGTGCCCGAGCGCAGCCATATCCTGTTCCACGCCGGCAACATCTTCGAGGATAGCCACGGCTGCATCCTGGTGGGCGAGCAGTTCGCACAATGGACCGACGGCACCACCAGCATCGGTGCCAGCCGCGCAGGCCTGGCGGAGTTGATGGATCTGACGCGGGACATCGTCAGCTTCGACCTGGCGGTGAGGAACTGCCTGTGAAGATCGTCTGGGGACCCGTCCGCCGCATCGGCCACATGTACGGGCTGTGCCTGTGGGATGCCTGGTTCATCGGGGTGTGTCGCCGTTACAACCCCGGTGTGATCTATGAGTGGCCTCGAGGCATGGAATGAACCTCCGCCCCAACTATCTCACCCGCCTGGGCGACGCGACATCGCAGTGGCTCAACGTGGCCCTTCTCAATGGCGACGCCAACGAATCCATCTCCGGCCGCGCCCACCGCGAGGGCTGGAAGACCGCCGAGCGCATCATCGACTGGCTGCTGCGCCCGCTCGGGCCGGATCACTGCCGCACGGCCTACGAGGCGGACGTGGCGCGGGCATTTGATCTGGTGAAGGAGTCCGCATGAGCGTCCGCACCCGTCGCTGGCTGCGCGGCTTCATGCGTTCCTGGACCGCCCACGCCGGTACCTACATTGCGGTGGTGGGCTACCTGCAAACCCAGGACAAGCTGATTGACCGCTATCTAGGCGCTGACGCCACCGGCATCCTCATGATGCTGTTCGGGTTGATTGTGGTGGCGCTGCGGGCCAAGACCAGCGAG